TATGAAAGGTACATATATTTGCACAATCGATAACTATCACCATGATCCTGACTATGTTGATTGGGCAACAAGTGAAAATCCTGCAGAACATAAGTCACATAACCTAATTGAACTTGAAAATGGACAATTTGGACTGTATCCAAACAATAGAATGCGAATTTATGATAATAGTTTGACGCCAAAAGAACCTAAGATACCCGATTTTAAGGTTTCAACACGCTATTATCAGGTTGAAAACAGTTATGATCGCCTTGGAATGGGTGAAGAAGAGGAATATTTTTGGAAAACTGCTAAAGAACGGGATAGCAACCCCGTAAAAAGTTCTGTTCAACCCCTAACAGAGGAAAAAACAGATGGCTAACAACCCCAATCCCGACAGAAATGTCGATTATATGCGAGAAACATGGGGAACGACTAGTTTAATTACTGATTATTGGAGCAAACCAAAGGGAAAAATGCTCCGTGAGATTGCAAATGATGATTTGACTCCCAAAAAACATGATTTTCATGTTCAAAATGAAATTCATGAGAAAATTCGCAATGATGATGACTATGATGATTGGGAATATGGAACAGAACCAGTCTATGATGTCAAAAAACTCTAATAAATAAGATAGATTTAACATCTAGATGCCTGCAGAACGAGTTAGTAAGGGATTTAAAGACGTAAGTATGTCATTTCAGGTTAATCCCCTGAATTTTGACTTAATTTCTCTTACTAACGAAACTGCTATTGCCAGATCTGTTCGTAATTTGATACTGACTCAAAAAGGAGAACGTCCTTTTAACCAAAATCTTGGATCTGGCGTTTATGGTTTACTCTTTGAACCATTGGATGAAATTACATCTTCGGTTCTTAAGAGTGAAATTGAGACTGTGATTGAAAATTATGAGCCAAGAGTGGATTTAATTGATGTTTCAGTGTCTCCAAATTATGACGATGGAGAATATAATATTACTATTAAGTATTATATTGTAGGAATTGATGTTCCTGCACAAAAATTGTCATTTGCATTACAACCAGCAAGGTAAATGCCCTTAGTTAATTTCAGCAACATAGACTTCGATCAGATAAAAACTTCGATTAAGGATTACCTTAGATCGAATTCGAATTTTACTGACTATGATTTTGAAGGATCGAATCTATCAACAATCATCGATCTTCTAGCATATAACACATATATTACCTCATACAATGCCAATATGGTATCGAATGAGGTATTCATTGATAGTGCGACATTAAGAGAGAATGTAGTTTCTCTGGCAAGAAATATTGGATATGTTCCAAGATCAAGAAAATCTGCAATTTCAAATATATCGTTCTTTGTTGATACAACAAATTTCTCTACGAATCCAGTTTCAATTACACTTAAAGCTGGGAATGTAATTACAACAACTAATGTCTTTAATGGAGAGAGTTTTTCATTCTCCATTTTATCTGATGTTACAGTTCCTGTAGATAGCACAGGTATTGCATCATTTAATAATATTGATGTTTATGAAGGAACATACGTTACGACTAACTTTACGGTTAATTCCTTCAATTTAAATCAAAGATTTATATTAGATAATAGTGGAATAGATATTTCTTCAATTAGTGTTATAGTAAGAGATTCACAACTTTCTTCTGTTTCTAGAAAATATAGAAGATCAGATAGTCTTTTCGATATAAATGGTGAATCTGCAATTTACTTTGTTCAAGAAGTTGAAGATGAAAGATATGAAATAATTTTTGGTGATGGAATATTTGGTAAAAAATTACAAGAACCAAATTACATTGAAGTTTCTTACATGATTTGTAATGGAGTTAGTGGAAACAACGTAAACTCTTCATATGTATTTGCTGGTAGATTATTAGATAATAATGGATCTGTAATTACTTCTGGTATTTCTCAGATTAGCAACAATCAAATTTCATATGGCGGAAGAGATATTGAAGGGATTGACTCCATTAAGAAGTTTTCGACTCAAATATATGCATCTAGAAATAGAGCTGTAACAGCACAAGATTATGAATCAATTATTCCAACCGTTTATCCAGAAACGGAATCAGTATCAGTATATGGTGGAGAGGAATTAGATCCACCACAATATGGAAAAGTATTCATAAGTGTAAAACCATTTAATGGTGTTTATCTATCAAACTTAATCAAAGAGAATATCAAGAGATTAATTAAAAAGTACTCGGTTGCGGGTATTGTAACTGAAATTGTAGATCTCAAATATCTTTACATTGAAATAGACACTAGTGTTTATTATAATACAAATCTTGCTCCAAATGCAGCATATGTTAAATCAATTGTAAGTAACAATATTCTAGAATATTCAGACTCAACTGAGTTGAATAAGTTTGGAGCAAGATTTAAGTATAGTAAGTTCTTAAAATTGATTGATGACAGTCATGAATCAATCACATCAAATATTACTCGTGTAACTATGAGAAGGGATATGAGAGCGAATCTCAATTCTTTCACTGAATACGAAATATGTTTTGGAAATAGATTCCATATTGAAAAGACAACTGGATATAATATTAGATCATCTGGGTTTGTTGTAAGTGGAATATCTGGAACAGTTTATTTCTCTGATATTCCTGATGCAAATCTGGAAACTGGACAAATTTTTATCTTCTCATTAGAGTCTCCAACTCAATCAAAAATCGTGAGAAGAGCAGTTGGAACAGTTGATTACTTGAAGGGCGAAATAAAATTAAATCCAATTAATATCATTTCTACTAGTGTAAATAGAGGAGAGTCTTTGATAGAATTTTCTATCTCCCCGTACTCTAATGATGTTATCGGTTTGCAAGATTTGTATCTTCAATTGGATAACAACAAAACAACAATTAACATGATATCAGATCAAATAGCATCTGGTGCTGATATATCTGGAACAAACTACATCGTATCATCAAGCTACTCAAATTCAAACTTAGTAAGATAAAGAATGACGGAAGATAGAGTAAAACTTCAATCGATAGTTGAAAATCAACTACCAGAGTTTGTGCGCGAAGACTTCCCATTAATTGGGGAGTTTTTAAAGCAGTATTACATATCACAAGAATTTCAAGGTGGATCTTTTGATCTCATTCAAAATATTGATAAGTACTTAAAACTAGAAGAGAACTCGTCAACAAAAGAATTTACCTATCTTTCCCAAGATGTATCATTGAATGATACGACAATAAATGCAGGTGCTCTCGGAGTAGGACAGTTAATTAGCACCTTCACTCAAGGATTCCCCGAAAGATGGGGACTTTTATTGATCGATAATGAAATCATCACTTATGAATATAAAACTCAATTTACTTTTGAAGGATGTAAGAGAGGATTTAGTGGAGTTACATCATTAAAATCTCCAACTACTCCAGATGAATTAGTTTTTAAGTCTTCTTCTGCAGCTAAACATAAAAAAGAAGCAAAGATTTATAACCTTAGTGTATTATTTTTAAGTGAATTTTTCACTAAAATTAAAAAACAATTCATTCCAGGATTTTCTGAGAGAACTTTAGATTCTGATTTAAATTCTAAAACTTTTATTTCGAGAGCAAAAGATTTCTACGATTCAAAAGGAACAGATAAGTCTTTTAAAATACTTTTTGGCGCTCTATATGGAGAAGATGTTGAAGTAGTAAAGCCAAAAGACTATCTTTTCAAACCTTCAGATGCTGGTTATAGAGTAACTCAAGATATTGTAGTTGAATCTATTCAAGGTAATCCTCTAGAACTCTTAAATCAAACTATTTTTCAAGATGAATACTCACAGTACAATATCGAGTCATCTAGAGCTTCTGTAACAAATGTAGAGAAAATTACATATGATGAGAATGTATTTTACAAGTTAAGTCTTGATTTTGATTATGATAAAGATATTGACGTTCAAGGAACAATCTTTGGAAACTTTGTTGTTCACCCAAAAACAAAAATTTTAAACAATGTTTCAGTAGGAGCTACAATAATTGACGTTGATTCTACAGTTGGATTCCCAGATTCTGGAGAAGTAGTTGTAGTTAATGTTGATGGTAGACAGACTGTTCTGTCTTTCAATGGAAAATCTTTAACACAGTTCTTTAATGTTTCTTCTGTTAGCACTGCAGTATTAAAGGAAACTGATTTAAGATTAAACTCTTTTGCTTATGGATATAATGAGAATCAAAATCAAATCAAATTTAGAATCGGATCTGTACTTCAAAATTTAAAAGTATTAGAAGATAATACTTACAGATATTCTGCGGGGGATACTGTAAAAATCAAATCCTTAGGAAAATCTGATATTAGTTTAATATCTTCGACACTTATTAATAACGTAAAGGGTTATTGGGAAGTAAGAAATGTAAATTTAATTGATAGTGTAGATAGAGTTTATAATATCACAACTTATGACAATCACAACTTAAGAGTTGGAAATAACGTTGTATTAAAGGATAGTGCATCTGTAGAAACCTCAGGAACAGTTACTGATGTTATTAGCAGTAAAGTTTTTACAGTTAGAGTTACTAGACTTTTAAATGCCAACTTGTTCTTTACCGTAGAAAATCAAGTATTAAAGGGAAATTCAACAAGATATCCATATCTAACAAAAATACAGGCAAATATTCAAAATTCATATGTGGATTTTGGAAGAGAAACCCTGATAGCTTCCAATTCTCTTCCAAATTATTATAATGAATCATTAAATCCATTTGATAAAAAGTTTATATTAAATGGAACATATAGTGGAGAAATCTTTAGATTAACAACAAATACTGATCATGGACTTTATACTGGTGATGCTATTTTCTATGAACCCCTCAAAACGGTAAGTGCTACAACAGATATTGATGGAAATCCGTCTCAGGGTGAAGTTACAAGTAAATTTTCAAATCTTTCTGAAGGAGTTTATTATGTTTCTAGAGTTGATTCAAACAGAATTAAAATTGCAAAGAGCAAGTCTGATATTTTCAACAGCACTTTTATCTCCGTTTCAGATACAGTAACAAATAACAAGTTCATTTATTATAATTTCTACAAGAAAAATTTAGAACCACAACAGATTTTAAGAAAGATTAGCCCTCCAGTTAATCAGAGTGATGTTTATACAACTGAACCTGGTTATAATGGAATGTTTGTTAATGGAACAGAACTTTTAAATTATAAATCTTCTGACACCGTTTTCTACGGAACAATAGAAAGTGTTATTGTTTCGAGTCCTGGATCTGATTATGATGTTATCAACCCTCCAGTTCTTAACATAAGAGACTCTGTAGGAACAGCAGCAACTGGAATCTGTGCTGTTAATGGAACTTTAAAAAGAATAGAAATACTTGATACTGGATTTGATTATCTAGAAACACCAGTTGTAAAAATATCTGGTGGCGGTGGAGTAGGAGCATCTGCAGAAGTTAATACTTCTCAAATTGAACACAATGTATTTTTCAATTCTGAATCTGCCTCAGCCTTTGTAAATTTAACAAATAATACTATTGGATTTTCTACATATCATAAATTTAGAGACAATGAAAGAATAATTTACAAAACTGATGGTTCAAGTGGAGTTTCAGGATTAACAACTGGATCTAGTTACTATGCTTTCGTTGTTGATAGTAAAACCATTAAATTGCATACAAAAGAAAGTGATGCAATAAGTGGTATAAACACTGTAAATCTCACTTCATATGGATCTGGAGTCCACAGATTTAAATCTTCAGAAAGAAAG